AAATACCTCATCTTTCTTTTTACTTTCTGTAAGTAAGTTTCCTATTTCGGAAGCAGTAAACTTTCCCAGCCTACTGCTCAACCAATTGTCTTGTTCAAACATTATTTTAAAGATTTTTTGCGATTAGTAAATAAAGTTTTCTCTGCATTGCTCCAATCTTCTTTTGTAGAGTATAGCATTTGCAATTCTGTAATATCCTTACATTTAGCAAGTTTATTAACTAATTCAGCATCTATACCAGGTTTTATTTGTTCGCCAGAAGCATCGGTGTCTTTATCAGTTACAAGTCCAAGAGCAGAGCTTAAAGCATATCTACGCATGTAAGTAATAGCAGAGCCAAGCACTTGAAAATCATTCATTCCTTTTAAAGTTACTCCTTGTGGGATTTGAGCAATGGAGCTAATCTTTTCTCCAGAAGCACAATGGAAGATTGTAGTTTCTAATCCAAGCTCGGTCATCATTTGAGTAAACCCCAAACCATGTTTTGCCATTAATGGATTAATAATTGAAAGGATAGTAGGCAAATCTGCATAAGAATAACCATAGCCTTGTGTGCCTTTGTGAATTACCGGCACTTCTTGTTGGAATGCTGCAATAGCAGTATACAATTTGTTCATAGTTGTAGTTGGCTTTTATAACTCCTGCCAGAAGTTTTACAAAAATAAGTAAAGTTTTTTAATTAACAAAATTTGTTTATAAAATAATATCATCATACAAATCTTTTTGTGCTTCAATCTTCCTAATAGCATTTAAAACTGTAGTATGATCTCGGTTGAATATAGCACCTACTTCGGTCATTGTGAAGCCGGTTTGATATAGTTTATACATTAAAACCATTCTCGGCAATACTACTGTTCTTCTTCGGCTGCCACTCATCATATCTTCGTAGCTTATTTTATAGTCCTTACAAACTCCCATGATTGCAGTTTTTATAACCTGGTCCTTGTTAGCCTTTAGATTGTTTCTTAATTCTTTAATTTGAGCTTTCAATTTCAATAATTCGTGATTCTTCAATTTTAACTCCTTCGGTGTTGTCTGCATAATAAATTGATAGTTTTATATTTTCTTGTTTACATTTTAATTTCAAATCTACATAAAAATCATGTAGCATATTGTCTATTTCTTCCGATTTTAGAGATGCTTCAAATATTGTAGCTATTTCCTCTAATCTTGATAATCTTCTATCCATTGTCATTCATTAAAAGGTCATTAATTTCAGCTATAAGCAAATTGTATCTTCTATCCCCTAATAATTCATAAGGATCAATACCGAATATAGCTAATTCCTCAATAATGTAATGAGCTTGAATACCTGGGTGCTCAAGTGTTTGTTTTTCTTCCGGCTGATAGTAAGCACTAAAAGTTACTGGAAAGCCTTTGTAGGTAATTTGTTGCATAGTTATTGGTTTAAAATGTTAAAAAATTTATTGATTTCTCTATGTGCTAAACCCTCTAAATATTGAGGAGTAAATAAGCCCAAGCATTCGTTAAGTAGATGCTCTCTGTTATAGTTGTGCATTATAACCAAGTTAAGAATACGGAATTGAATATCAAATCTTGTTTGCTTTGCTTTTAACCATACCTCTTCCGACTCGCTATACATATACGAATAGTCATGAGCTCTTAAATCTTTTAATAAATCTTTGTGGAGTTGTTCTTTAGTGTACATATTTATTTGATTGAGTTGCGATAAGCGTTTATTAATTTAATACAATCTTGATGCCAATCATGGTTTCTATCCGAGTAAGGTTTATTAGGCAATCTTAAATAACTTATTGCAGTTTTATAAACCCACTTTTTATGTATCGGATTGATAGTGTCTGTATCTCTTAAAAGAGTTAATAACAACCAAGCTAAATATTTGTTTGTTGGTTTAGTTTCTACAAGCCAGTTAGTTAAATTATCCATTGTTCTCATTTTTATAAGCGTTAATGAATAATGATGCTAAAATAGTAACACAAACTAAAGTGCAACCATACAATACATAATCATTTTGAATTAAACCTACTGAAAGGAATGTTGAAAGGATAGTTAATTTGTTCATAGTTGTTTTTTAATCGCAGCACCATTGCTTTGATAGAACAAAGATAAACAAACTATTTCAATAATTAACAAATTTTGTCAATTATTTTTTAAAGTTTTTATAACTTATTGTAAATTAATAGTTTATAATACTAACTTTTGGCAAAATTCATGCAATTATTTAGCTGAAATTATATCTAATTGAGTATAATTTTGGCTAAAACAAGCCTTTTATATCTAAATGAATATAGTTAATCATCAAATAATTCAAAGTAAGTTTCATTAACAAATTTCTCAACTATGCGTAATGATTTGGCTTTGATATTATCTATAACTTCTCTATCTTCTTTAGTCATAACATTGTAACTTTCCATTGTAGTTAGTGCATAACAGAAAGTATTGATATACTCGGAAGCTGAAGTTTCATCAACTACCCACTCAATTTCTTCTTCTTCCTTAATTTGTTCTTCTAATTCTTCAGCCATAACTAAAAAATATGTGTTAATCGTGCTATTTGTCCGTTGTCTTTTGAATGTATAAAAGCCTCTATCGCTTTAGGTGCGTGTTGATATCCGTTTCTATGATGCCAACTATCCGTTCCAGATGGGCTTCTAAATGACTCTATACAAACACTCCCATAATCTTTACTCTTTTTATGATGGATATGCTCTGTATAAAAGTATCTATGTTTGCAACCATGCCAATGCTCACTTGCTTCTTGAGCCATAAGCAAAGGTAAATCTGTTTCTTTAGCTCCATCTCCATGAGTAGTGCCTATTAGATTAGTACCATAAGCATAATACTTTCTATGAGCTATGCCAGTATTAAATGTAATATCTTTTGAGTTTCTAAACCATGACTCCACGCATTGAGCTAAAAAGAAGCCATTTGTATAATCGTGATTTGATGGATCGTATTGTACATGAACTGGTGCTAATTGGACTAATTGTTCAATGACATCAATATAGAGCTTTTGAGCTAAAATAAAATTAGAATACCACATCCCATCGGTATCTTGAGGAGTGCCACTTGTTGTTGTTCTTCTTGCATTATCTACATGGAGAATATCAGCACCAATAACAAATAGTATCTTGTCTATATTAAAGCCTTTAGATTTTGAGATTAAACCATTTATGCCATCTCTAACCCTTTTAATGATTATATCATTATTATGAGCACTTCCACCCTCTTCTTGTAAAGCTAACTTACCAACGTGAACATCAGCCGGATTAATTACAAGTAGATTGGACTCGGTATATTTAGGATACTCAATCTTTTCATAGGTTGGATTTTTCTTTTGTATGAAATCTAATAATTCGGTTTTAAAATCTTCTAACCCATTTTTCTCGTTTTTAACAAACATAGAAAAGCGATTGGACTTAAACCAATAGTGCCTAACATCTTCAGCCGGAATGCCCTTATCTTCACACTCTTCAAGTAGTGCATCGTGTTGTTGTCTAAACTCTTTTATGAGTTCGTATTCTTGTTCGTTGAGTCGTGGTCTGTATTCCATTATGAAAAGTATAAGTTAGCTTCTGCTTCTCTTCTTCGTGTAAGTCCGTTTAATACCTTTCCACCACCTTTGTTCCATTTCATAAACTCATCACGAATAGTTTTGTCTGTAGGATTTGCATTTACTTTTTTAAGCAATGTTGAGCTTCTTAAATTACCTATTCCACAATTATATGCAAAGTCCGTAAGTGCATCTCTTTGATTTTGGTTTACATTTGATTTTATAAGCTCATTAGTTTGCTGAACGAATTTAATCAAGATAACATCTAATAACTCCTCTGCTCTTTGTTGAGTAATTTTATCTCCTGGCTTTACCTTTATTCCGTTCTCATAAAAAGTGTTTCCGTATCCTATTGTATTGTGCCCAGCTGAACATACATACGAAGTCAATTTGCAACCCTCAAAATGCTTAACTAACTCTTTTAATTTGTTAGATATTACCATAGAATTTTTTTAAGCATAACCAAAATTACAGAAATTATCAACATTATATATAAAATAATCTTTAACAATTTTAATTTATGATTAGCGACAATTAGAGCCTCATTAGAAGCCTTTAATTTACTTTCCAATACAAATAGTTTAGAAGTGTTTTCAAGCCTTATAATGCTATCCTTTTTGATTGTTTTAGTTATTGTCTTGCCTGGTAGGTAAACGAAGCGAATAACCTCGTTATTGATTATACTATCTTTGATTAAGGTATCTACACTTTTGATAGTATCGTAAGTTACAACCTCTCTTATTTCTACGCTCTCTTTAATAGGGAATTTATCAGCACAATTTTGAGCTATTAGAGAGGGAAATTTATTTTGAATTAACGCTAACTGCTTAACCGATTTCTTTTCAGTTAAGCAAGATGATAAAATAATTGTTAGTAGTAGTATATATTTCATTTAATCTTTTTTAAACTTTTCAGCGACCGAGCCACCTATTCCGATGAGCACTATCATTAAACAAGCATCTATAATGGCAGAACTCTCATGAGAAAACAACTTACCGAACAAGCATAAACTTCCAACAAGTGCCAATACTCTTTTAAGCGACCATTTACCATCTTTATCTTTTAGCATTTTTTAAATTCTTTCTTATTTGAATTATATAGTTAGCAATAGCCAATAAAGAAACTATCACTCCGAGAATGAATGTAATATCGCTTTTCGTTAAGTTTGCAGCTATGTTTAAAAACAATGAAGATGCAAGAAGCAAATTATTGTTGTGGTGCTCGTTCTCCAATATCATTTAAAGGTCTTTTTTCTGGGTATTTAGTATAATATCTTTCTGCATATAAACCCTCTAATCCAGCGAAAGTATGTACTCCACATGGATCTGGGTATATTTCATATTTGTTAAAATCTGTCAATGGCTCTTCTTTCCAAAGTATATCTACCGAGTATTTATCCGACAAGATAGCCTCTTCAATTACTTGCATATCTTCAATAACTGCCGGAGTTAAAACCAATTGCCCTAACTCTACTACGCTTTCAGTAAAGTAGGTAGTTTCTTCTTCCCCAATAGTAGAAGTAGCTTGTATTTTTGTTTTTATTTTATCCCATTGAGCTTGGGTAAATTCATATTTTGCGAATACCATATTATATCGTTGTTAGTTGAGCTAATTCTGTATTTGTTAATCTTCTTTTAAATAATAAAACTTGATTGCATAAGTGCCCCTCTGTACCTAAATTAACATGATTGAAAATTAATGCAGAAGTGCTTGGTATGCTTCCAGAATTATCTAATTGAATTTGTGCCCCATCAATATATAATGCAAAATCATTTTGAGCGTATGCAATTGCAACTTTATGTCTGCCGGTCATTGAACTTGTTGCATAACTAAATTGAACAGAGCCCCCATTAAAAATATTTATATTTGTACTTGAGCTTCCGAATGCTATTTGAATGCTATTTACATAATCTCCACTACCAGTTGAATTGCCTATTTGTATACCAGTAGTTCTTGTAACATCAGCATCTAAAAATACCGTTCCACTTGTCTGCCCAATTAAACTACTTATCCCAGTTTTATAACAAGAGTCAGCTAATCTTGTTACAGAAGTAGAAGTAGTAGGGATATATGAAGTAGCATAAGAGCTTTCCTCTATTTGAGCTCCCCATGCGTAAATACCACTTGTTCCATCTCCTACATAAGTTAACGTTGTTGCATCTAAAGCTGGTCCGGTAAAAAAGTATGTAGGATTTGCTTTTGTAAATGTCCCTATAACTCTATACCAACCATTCCCAAAGTTTTCTATTTTAGTATCTATCCAAGTTCCTACAGTACCTACAATAGTCCCATTAGTTAAATTAACTCTAATTTGATTACTTTGTGATGTATAAACCCCAATATAACCAAACTCTCTTTCAGCTTTCTTTAAAAAGCAAGAAACAGTATATGTTGTACCAGTAGCTATATAATTTGTTGACTCAACGTAATGGAATGCAGTTACCGGTAAAGGACTTTCAACTATTTTATCTGCATTTTGTGTTCCATCTGGAGAAATAATAGCATTTGAATTAATTGATGCATAATACTTATTCCATGCAGCATTTGTTAAATCTTCACTCCAAGCATTTATATTCGTACTCTGCTTCTCTAACAATAAACTCGGACAACCATTTTCATAAGTTAATCTCGGTACGTTTAATCTGTCTGTTGTAGGGAAGTATGGTTTAGCAGTTGAGCCTACGTTTGATTGAGCTCCGTAAATATAAAATGTTTTAGGTTGAGCACTTGGAGAAACACCAAAATAATTATCAAATTGAATAGCACTATTCCCAATACTATTAAAACTAAATTCGTATCGTTGCCAAGTTGTGCCTATTGTTATACTATTTGGATAATTATTACCATCATTAAAGCCTATTGTAGTTGTAGTATCTGCTTTAAACCAAGCTGAAATAGTTACAACTCCAGCTTTATTTACACTTGGTTGATATAAATATGAGCTTCCACTTCCAAATTGTACTTTCCAAGCATTTGTAGTTCCAAAAGGATCTAATTGTCCACTCGTTAATGTTTGACCACTTCCCAACCATGGAGAAGAATTAAACGCATTTGAATTTGTTACAGTATTCCAAGGAGTATTCTCTACTTGACCTAAACTATTAATACGAGTGCCATCACTTCCTCTTACGAAATCTAAATCTCCACTTCCATCACTTGGAATTATAGAATAAACCTTATCTTCTTTATAGCCACTTGGTATCAATACAAGTGAAGCATCGTTTAATAAACTCATAATAAATCATTTAATTTAGAAACCAAGCAATCTTGCCCCTCAAAAAAACCACTATCAGCTGCAATCCTTGAAATAAAAGGAATTACATACAAATTGTAAGCAGATTTTTTAACTCCACTACGACTGAATAATGCTAAAGTAATCATTAATATAAAATTACACTTCCAGAGGTTAAAGTAATAGATGTAAACGCTTTACCACTTGGAGCGAAAATAATCATTCCAGTAGTTAAGGTTTTACCACTTAAGCCCATAGAAGAAACCACGTTTGTGCCATCTAAAAGTAAAGATGAAACCACGCAATCGGTATTAACTACAAACGCTTCAAATTCTCTAACATTTGCAGATGTATTAGATACAAGGTAACTTCCACTTGCACCACTTATTCTTTCTAATAAAGTCATTTCTTTTTATTTTAAATAGGTTTAATTAGGAATTTGACACTCATTATATACAAAATCTACACCCAAAGTAAAGCTAAATCTTGCCCCACCTAAATAGTCTGGAGTTTGCTCTTCAACCACATCAAAAGAAACATCGCCTAAACGAACTTCTTGATTGTATTTTAAAGCCGAAAGTATATCTCCACCTATTTGAATGCAGTCGCTTTTTACGTCCTCTACATTGGTTTGATCTTGTAAGGTTTTATCCAAAGTAAATAACTCAACATTGAAAGTCATCACATTGCCACTTATAGAGCCATTAGCGATGTTAAAAAACATAGCAGGGTAGTTATTATCCCCTTGCTCTAAAAAGTCAAACGTGTCTCCGAAAAAAACTGTTTTGACTTGCTTATGACTTTCCCCTAACGAGCTTATTGTTTGTATTACTTGGTTTAGTGTCATTTTTTTCAATTTTAGCCAAGAAGAGTTTTAACTTCTCAACATTTTTGTTGTTATAATTTTTTGCCATTAGCAATCGTTGCAGTTTCTATAAATATTTCCTTGATACTTCTCTTCAAACGTTCTTTTTCTATCATAATAACAATCATCTAAAAATATAGAGCTTGTATAAGCATCATTGTCCGGTAGTATCGTTTCAATCGTGCTTCCTGGATTAATATACAAAGGTAAATTACCTATTGAAGCTTGGTATTTTAAATAATTTATTAATCTCTCTTTGTAGAACTCTGCTCTTGTTTTGTATCTTGCTGAAATATCTAACAAATCTTGCATTGATGGTTGATTTGTATTCTCTCCAGTTTTTTGCACCACACCTTTAGTATAGAATTGATAATTTAACTCTACACTCAATTCGCTTAACACATAATAAACCAAAGTGTCTGCTATATAGTCATTAATCAAGGTAACCTCTGCCGGAGTTAAGTTATTAGCTTGAATACCGGTAAGAATGCGATTATAAAGAGCAGTCCCAAGAGCCGGATGTATATACATATCTTGACTCGTTTTGATTTCTGGGTATAATAGCTTTTCATCTACGTTACCAGCTAAACCACTACGCTCTTTAATTGAATTAGGACTAATTATAAGTATGTTCTTGCTCATTTTTATTTGTTTTTACGCATTACGATATTGCTTTTCCATTCGTGTCGGCAGCTTGGAGAATGTTCGCCACTTGGCATAGTCCACCAACCACCTTTTCTGTCCCATACTGAATAACCTAATCTTGCACTAATTTGCTCAATATCACTTCTTGAATAGAATTTATCTAAAGACATTAATCGTTTGCAAAACTCTCTACTTGGATGTGCAGCAGTATTTCTCTCTCCAGCCGGTACTATATCTTTCCACTCATAAGAGTATCTAATCATGAAAGATTTTGTTTCTGGCTCTATTTTAGTTAATTCATCTATTGGTGCAGTTAATTCATGTATTGTTATACCATTATCAATTCCTACTGCTAAACTTCCAATTTTAATTAATTCTTCAAGATTGCTTTTAACTACATCAATGTCTAAATTTAATGTTTCAGCAATTACCTCTGGAGTTATTCTTTTATCCTTGCTTATTAAGTCAAGTATATCAGCTTTAGTTTGGTTTATAGATGCAAACAATTCATAATCGGTATACTCATCAAATCTCGCTTTCTTTTTTAATACTTGAAAATTAGATGCAGCTTCGCCAAACTCCTCAAATATAAACTCATCACTCATTTGTTGTGGTTGTGTTTGATACTGACTCATATCAATACCTAATTTCTCTAATATCCACTCTTTAGGTGCTACTGCAGCGATTGTTTGCTCTCCAAATTCAATACCTATTGGCTCAACTGCTATTAAATACATTGGCTCTTTTACACCTCTGTAACTGCCTATCATGTTAATAACTGCCTCTATTTGCCTTTGCTTGTAATTGATATAAGTATTTTTAAATATCTCGTATCCATCACGCATCTCTTGTCTTGTCCCTAATTTACCAGGCTCTGCAATACCAAATAAAGCCGGAGTAGTAATTTGATGAGCTACATAAATATTAGTTCTAATAAGCTCATCTACTTGACTAAAATTTTCTTTTGTTAAATCACTAACACCTAAATCATCTATTTGTGGTTTTCTTGAAACATCATTAACGAATGACAATAAGAATTTCTTACCATCACTACCGGTAAATTTGTTCTCAAACTTACGCTCAATAATTCTTTTCTCTTCTGGATTAGGCTCTCCGTTTGGTAAAGTAATTAACTTACTCGGAGTGAAGCCAGTTTGTGCATTGCCTAAAACGTGCTTACTTACCTCAATATCACTCTCAATATAATTCAACCCACCGAAATAAGATGGCAAAGGATAAATGCTAATTCCAGCTCTATATTCTTTTACAAATAAGATTTGGCTTCCTTTAGGGAAGTTAGGATTAAATGCCGGATATACTTTAACCTCTTCGTGTCTATCTTTCCAATTGTCTTTAATCCAAAATTCAGTATTGTCTTTGTTAGTTCTAACTTTAGAATAATCTACATGATAAATATCCGAAATCATGCCATTCATTGACCAAATAACTTGAAGATAAAACCCACCGAAAAGCTCATTATCAGTTACTATCTTTTTAGTTACTTCCTCAAGTGTTTCTACTTGGTTTGCGTGTTTAATAAAAAGCTCTCCGTAAGCATCACCAGCTTTCCAGCCATTGCCACAGATATAGTTAATCTTGCCTTTTATTAATGCTTGGTGTTTTGCAGATTTCTTATAAAGATCTAATAAGTATTCTGGGTAGTCATTCATATGACCATACTCATAATAACCTACTCCCTTTTTCTCTTTATAGTCCGGTTGTCTTGCCTCTGCAAATGTTAATATACTGAAATTATCCATAAACTACATATGTATTTAATGTTTCGTTAGTTGTAAATACTGTATCATTGTCAATTACTCTTACTAAACCAACTTCTAATTCTTGACCGGTTGTAGCTACTCCAGAATTTGAGCCAAATACTAAATAATTCCATTGCCCTATTGTTAAGGCATTGAAAAAAGCATAAGGGAATTCATTATATCTATTAGGATAAGGACTCAAATCGGTGCTTCTCAATTTTACTACAGTTATTACTTGCTTCGTAACCACATTAGTAAACTGAAAATACCAATAAGCCCATGCACTCGTTTCTTTTTCATTTAGAGTGAAGATAAAATTAGTAGGATTGTCAACGTTTAGTACCATTCTATAAGTAAATAGGCAAACCTCTAAAAATACAAAAAGGAGTGGTAAAAACCACCCCTCTTTTATATACAACTACGAACAACCTTTAGTTAGTCAACGCTCCGATAGCAGCAGAAGATACAGACCACATTGGATCAGCTTCCATTGCTTGGAAAGTTAAAGAGTAGCCATTTCTGTCGCCAGATGCAGTACCAGTTGCAGAATTACCAGAAGTAATATCTAAACCATTTTTTGCACCTATTAACCAATAAGCTCCGTTCATATCTTCAACGATAGCCATTAATCTGTTTTTAGCCAATAACAAGATTTCGTTTCTTGTTGCTGCAGCTAATTTGTTTAAAACTACCACAACTTCTTGTTGGTAGAATATAGTTCCGTTTTGTACGTTAGCAGTAATGGTTTCAGTAAGTGAAGAAGTTTCACGAACTTGAGAATATAGCCAGAATTTTTTACCAGCGTCCATTGTTAATGTAGCAACACCAGCAGCATAAGCGATTGAAGCAACATTATCAAATTCTACAAATCTTACTGACTTTACACCACCTAACGACTCTTTACAATCTAATACGAAACCTTGAGTTAAAGCACAAGCCATGTTTATTTAATTTAAAATTTTAAAAAGAAGAAAAGTGAGGGAACTTAATCCCTCACTATAATATTATTATACTAATACGAAAGCAACCATTTGAGTACCGAACGCATAGTTCACACCCATTTTGAATTCACTTACGAAACGAACTTCATCAGCTTCTTTAGCGTAGAAGATTTCAAATTTCTCTTCTTCGTTCAATAAGTCAGTACCTAAAAATAAGTTCTCTAAATTAGTAGAGTAGATTTTAGAAGTACCATTCAAACCTGGAGTAGCAATAACTTCAATTGCAGTACCTGGTAAGAAGAAAGAACTATCAGCTTTAACGTCTACTGCATAGTTAAACATATTAGCATTTTTCAATGCGATAGTATAAGTACGGAATACGTCTTGACCACAGAAGATTTTAGTGCTATCTTTAGATACGATTTCAGCCGGTAAAGCTTTGTAAACTGCATCAAAGATTGCAACAACGTTAGAAGCTACGATACCAGTAGCAGTAGTAACTGCAGCAGAGATATACGGAGTAGCATTTGCAAGAATAACAGTACCATCAGCAGCAGCTAATTTAGCGATACCATCAAATTTGTTTAAGTTAGCAGTACCAGAAGCAGTATCACCTTGCCAGATAGCAGTTTCTAATTGAGCAGCAATTTTAGCAGCTTTTAAGTTAGAATAATCTTCAGCATAAACCATT